AATTCAGTAGGACGTGAAGGTGTTGTTTATATTGAAGAATCTAAATCAGGAGAAACTTATCTAGAAACAGTAGAAGGGTTACAATTTGATAGAGGTTTTAAATCACCTTATTTTGTAACCAATAATGCTAATATGTCAGCTGTATTAGATAAACCTTATATCTTAATTGCTGATAGCACTTTTACAAAAGTAAAAGAACTTCTTCCTGTATTGGAAGGTGTATCTGGAACTGGTCGCTCTCTTCTTATCATTGCTGAAGATATTGATAATGAAGCACTCGCAACACTTGTTGTAAACAAGATGCGTGGAACACTTGCCGTTTGTGCTGTTAAATCTCCTGAATTTGGGGATCGTCGCAAACTTATTTTAGATGATATTGCTACACTAACTGGTGGAGAAGTATTTAGCAAGGATAAAGGAATGAAACTTGATAAATTTTCTTGGGATTGGTTTGGTGAAGCTAGAACAATAACTGTAACAAAAGAAACAACTACAATTGTAGATGGAAAAGGAGGAACAGAACGAATTGAAGCACGTATTGAAGAATTACAACAACAAATCGAACAAGCGGGATCGCCGTTTGAAACCGAAAAACTTCAAGAAAGGCTATCAAAGTTCATCGGAGGAGTGGGAATAATCCACGTTGGTGGTAACACTGAGACCGAAATGAAAGAAAAGAAAGATCGTGTAGACGATGCTTTAAATGCTACAAAAGCTGCTATTGAAGAAGGTATTGTACCTGGAGGTGGGGCTGCTTTATTATATGCTCGTGAAGGTATTAAGGATAGAACCACATTAGGGTCACAAATTGTGTATCATGCTTGTGGTAAACCATTTACCCAAATTCTCATCAATGCTGGTTATGAGGTAGTTAAAGCTGAAATGTTAGCTATGAATTTCCAAACTAGTAAAACTAATTGGGAAGGTTATAACCTTAAAACAGAAGAGTTTGTAAACATGAAAGAAGCAGGCATCATCGACCCAGCTAAAGTAACTCGTACAGCACTAGAAAATGCTGCCTCAGTAGCAGGTACTATTCTATTAACTGAATGTGTTATAGTAGAAGATCCAGACAATAAGGATGTAGTAGATCCTATGGCTGGAATGATGGGAGGAATGATGTAATGGAAAGTAAAATCGAAGAATTTTACGAATTAATTGCTAATAGAGTACCACCTGGAGACAGGTGGACTCTAGTTGGCAGTAAAACCATTCATAATTCTATTACGGAAGCTTTAGAGGCTTGGTTTAGTAAAACCGGTGAAAAAGCTGAGTTTAAACTTGCTCCCCTAACAGGGAAATTGTATGTTATACGTACCGAAGAAATAGAAATTAAACCAGAACCACCTAAGAAATATAACCTATATGGTGACCGCGACTAAAGATCACACATTATTAGTTGAAAAGTACCGTTCGAAAACATTAGATAGTTATGTCGGAAACGAGCACATCAAAAAGACTATTAAACAATATTTGGGTCAAAACGACATCCAAAATCTTATATTTTACGGCCCAAGCGGTACTGGGAAAACGACTTTAGCAAAACTTATTGTTAATAACCTCAATTGTGATTTTATTTACATTAACGCCTCTGATGAACGTGGTATTGAGACTATTCGGGATAAGGTCTCAGGATTCGCATCGACTGCCTCTTTCAAACCACTTAAAGTAGTTATTTTAGATGAAGCTGATTTTTTAACAATTCAAGCACAAGCATCACTTCGTAATGTAATTGAAACATTCTCACGTAATACCCGTTTTATTATGACGTGTAATTATGTTGAGCGTATTATTGATCCGTTACAATCACGTTGTCAAGTGCTTAAAATTGTACCTCCATCAAAAGGTGATGTTGCTAAACATATTGCTTGGATTTTAGGAGAAGAAAACACTAGTTTCGAACTAGAGGATATTAAAACCATTACCAATCAATTTTATCCAGATTTACGTAAATGTCTTAATACCATTCAACTATCAACCCAAGATGGTAAATTAACAATAGATAAATCAGTACTTGTCTCTTCTAATTACATGACTCAAGTATTAAAAGAATTAAGTAATGCTAAACCCTTATGGCGAGAAATTAGACAAACGATCGCAAATGCTAATGTTCAGGATTTTGAGGAGTTGTATCGTTATCTTTACGATAATGCTTCTACCTACGCAAATGGAAGAGAAGGAATGGTTGCTGTTTATATCAACGAGTATAGTTATCAGTCTAATTTTCGTATCGATAAAGAAATCAACGCGATGGCATTAATATCAAAACTAATTGAATTAAAGTAAAATGCATAAAGTTACAGACATACCAGACCACCAACAATCCTATTTTAATAGAAAAATTGAAATTAAGGATGATGGTATCCTAGATAGTAATGGTTACGCAGAAGATATAATGATGGAATGGGAACGCGAAATTATGAGGGATGGTGCCGCAATTGTTTCCCATAACCAAGGTGATATTCTTAATGTAGGATTTGGAATGGGCATCGTTGATTCTTATATTGAGGAACACAGACCCCGAACACATTGGATTATTGAAGGTCACCCTGATGTTCAAAGAAAAATGATAGCTGATGGTTGGTTACAAAAACCACACGTTAGATGTATTTTCAAACCTTGGCAAGAAGTAATTTATAATTTACCTAAATTTGATGGTATCTATTTTGATACATGGGATGACGACCAATCTGATTTTGATAGAAACGTACATAATATCCTAAAAGAAGATGGTAGGTTCTGTTTTTTTAACAATCCTGATCAATCACCAAGATATAGACAAGAATCTGACTTTTATATTTTAGAGAGACATTCAGATATTTTAGGAAAAAAATTAAACATAACCTTCCAACACCAAAAAATTGAAACTGATATTCCTGAAGGGTTAGATTATTGGGCATCAACAACAAAAAATTATCATCACCCAATTTGTATTAGAAAATGAAACAATTCCTAAAATTCCTTATAATTTGGATTAGTCAAAATATGGCCATACCTTTCTGGATGGTAGGACACGTTCATTTATCATTAAATGTATACCAAGACTTACACGAAATAATCGCTAGTGTAGGGATGAATATTATAGTAGCGATTGGATTTTATTTAGATTATAAACAAAACAAATAACAAATGGATCAAGGAATGAATCAACCCAACATCGACCTTAAAAATACAGAGTCGGTAGAACATAAAAATGGTAAAGTATGGACCCAAGGTTTCGTTATTCGTAAAGTTTCTAAATTTGTAGCAGGTACATCTGAAGACGCTTATATGCCAATCCCAGTATTCTATGATGCTGTAAGCGGTGAAATTTTACAAGGTACACTACCAAAAGAGCTAAGAGATGAAGCAGGTGACAACCCTCTTCGAGTGGTTGAATGAGGTAACACTCTATAAAACAGCTCCTGAAGATATTTCGCAAGAATCGTGGGATAAATGGAATTCTTACATGATACATAGATATGTATCTATGAACATGGATTATATTGATATAGTAAACTATGTTCAAAAGGTTAATCCACAAAGTAAGAAACAAATTTATTCCATTTATCGCGAAATGTTACCTAAAAGAAAAGTTTATCTCAAGTACGTAAAGAATCAAAACAAAAGAAATTATCAAGAATTAGCCGAATATGTAGCTGAATACCTAGAATGTAGTTTAGGAGAAGCAGATGAATATATTGATATTTTACAAGATCATGGCGTACGAGATATTCTTTGGAGAATAGGAGTAGAAGACGACGAAACCGAAAAGTTAATTAAAAAAGCAAAGTTATGAGTACATTAAGAGATATGCTTTTCACTTCAGCTCACGCTGATAGAGCTAAAGCACTATTAACTCTAGATATACTAGAGAACCACCCAGCTGGAATTGGTGACCATTCAACAGATGATTTTTATAAAAATGCTGAAGAAGCCCTTACTATGTTAGTGGAGGCTGATGATCGTTTAGAAGCGATTGAAAAGTATTTAGTTAAAAAACAAGTTATATAATGGATATTAGTAGTTTTGATTGGGGGTGGATGGATGAACCCACTGATGTTTATCACATCTCAAATATAAATGGGTACCATATCCCTATGGGGGTATACCATAAAAATAGTATGATTGAAGAAATCTTTAATGAAAGGATATATGAAAAAGTATTTCAAGTAGAAGATGGCGATACTGTAGTTGACGTAGGAGCCAGTGTAGGTCCTTTTACTTATTCTATATTACCAAATAACC